GGACTTACGACGATCCCCCGCGGTGGCGACACGGCTTCCGCGCCGCCGGTTTGCGATCTTTGCCCGTTTCGTGAGCTTCCGCCTCGGCCTTGCTACTCTTTTCACGCGGCCTCGGATTGTCGAGGGATATACCCTCTATCGCTTCCGTTGATTGAATGATCCTTCGATCAAACTAACAACGTGGGGATCGCTCCCCTGTTGAGCTACCCGGATTCGAACCGGAAGCGCCACCTCCAAAGGGTGCTGTGTTACCGTTACACCATAGCTCAAAATGCCGGTCTTTCCCGGCTGTCAGATGCTTTCGTATAACCTGTCCGATAGAGTCAAGCGTCTGTTCCGCTTTGTCATTGCCGCGCAATCGGCAATAATCCCTTGCGCTATCGTCGCTCTACTTGCACCATCAACAAAGGGGTTGCGGAGGGTGAGAGATTCGAACTCCCGAAGCGTTACCGCTCGCCGGATTAGTAAGCCGGAGCCTTCAACCACTCGGCCAACCCTCCAAATATCGCCCTCGGGCCTCACGGATGGAGGGCGACGGTTCTTGTTATGAAGCAAGTAAGGCGTCGTCACGCCTTTTCTTTGACGAACCGCCCGTCGGCGCCTCGCTTCCGGGTATATTTCATCAGATCGAGTTCGACGGCAATACGCAG